CTTAGAATATGTATGCCTATCCTTACATATACAAATATATTGTTCCTCTTGGAATCTGTTATTTTTATCTTGTCTTATATATCCAATACTCTGCATTAAACCTATTTGTTAAATCGAAATCGTCAATCTTTGGTAGTTTATTCATCCTTTCCCGATTGAACCAAAAATAGTTTCCAGAAAATCTATTTGGTATCGTTAAGTAATTTACCGATGAGATGTCATATCCTGTTTCAATTATATAACGATGTGTGCGCCACTGATTCAACATTATCTCATTAAGAAATGTTCGTTCCTTTAATTGCATATCATCTGTTGGTTTTGTTACTCCTTTTAGATGAAAATAGAAACCTATATAGGGAAAATTATCTGCCTCAATCAGTTTTAGTGTAGGAAATTCATACTCCAAGGGATTTTGAGAATAATACTTAATTTTTAACTTAGAATGAGGACTGATTACCAGCCTTTCAAGTGACTCCTTGTTTTTAGGCGACCCTATACAACCGATGTTTATCTCCTCACAGGCATCATAGAGCCCTGAGGTGAGCAATATGCGCATCTGATCTGTGATTATTGAATACCAATTATTTATGAGATAACAATGCCAGTAGCCATGTATTTTCATGCTGTCTCTTTTTTAGGTGTCTCCTCGTCCCTCCCTTTCTTTGCAAAGTCCTCCGGTCTGAGGGCTAGTCTTTCATTCTCTATGTAACGAAGTATCTCATCTTTTAGATAGGGATTGTTGTCCTCATTCAATATCTCCATCAGATTTTCTTCCAGCTCATCCCTAAGTTCCCCAAGTTTTGAAATGCTTTTCGTCTCACCTGACTGTATCTCTAACATAAGGTTGAAGTATGCAGTCTCAACACTTATCTGATATGCATACTTATATGACCTGTGCATCATGACGTATCGCACAATCTTGCGGTTGACAATAGTATTTTTCCCTTTCAAGATGTCCTCAATAGGGCTCTCAAAAACACCTCCCTCAACAATCTCAAAATCCACGTCATGAGCTACCTCTATCTTTCTTTTAAGAACATCGGAATATTTTCTGCGATAAGGACTGTTTTTATCGTACATCAGGAGGATATATAAATGTACCTTATTGTTGTCAATGCCTTCTCCTGCACTTGTCTTAAACTCCCTGATCTTTCCCAGCTCTTTGTAGAATTGTGTCACTGATGTTCCTTCCGGTATCTTTTCGGGATTGAATATCATATTGACGTATTCTTTATTATGGAATGGTCCTAGTCTCATAAGAATGTAAGTTTTAATTGTACCTTATAATTTTCAAACCTCTTGTTCCCCTCATTAAAGTATCCCTTATCAATCTCCCACCCCCAGAAGTCAAAGCCACCATCCCAACAAGCGATACGGCTGCTCTGGCTACCTAAATGAGTGTCAATAATCTTATTGCCTTCTTTGGCATAGTTCTTTAAAAGCCACTTATATAAGGTTATCGGCTTTTGGGTGGGGTGGATGCGAACTTCTTTGTCTTTCATATTTCCCTGAATCATTCCATTCCATGCAAATTTGAATAATTTTGCTGATTCATTAAATGAAGTCCACGCTAATTCAATATCAGCAAAGTTAGAATCTTGTGTTTCTTTATCCCAAACCACCCAACATCTTGACTCGGATAAGTTTTTTGTAAAATAATTTCCTCCCCATATTACTTGATTTTTAGATACTCTAAATAACTCTGTAAAATAATTTAAATCAGGTTTTTTTTGTTTCCATAGTGATGTATTGTATTTTTTTTTAGTGGCCGCACACTTACTTATGGTCTTACGATACGAACTCTCTTTTATCCCATATTGCGGATCAACAATAGCCAGATCAAAGAACTTATCTGGGAACTTTGCCATGCCAAGCATACAGTCTTCGTTATGTACTTCGCTTGTCATATCTTAGCCAATATATTACGTCTCTGCACCCTCAAATAACCCTTTCCATTATCAATCTTCGCATGTAAACCATATTGAAGGGGGATGTCTGTTATCCGTCTCAGAACAACGGTGTCACCTACCTCAATATCCACACCATCATCAGTATTAAAATCATCAACATACTCCCTGTTGGGTGTGCTGAGATACCTCACAACACCAAATGACACATTCACATTGGATTTATTATTAAATATCACGAGCTCCAGTCCAAGAGTCTCCAACCTCTTCCTTCTCTCCGAGACAAAGGGATCATCACACGGCTCAATGAGGCAATAGCCGTTAAGAGGCTTCACAAAGCCATCACCATAAGCAGCAAAGATATTTTGGTATTCGGTAAAGATGTACCTATCCTTCCCCTCAAGTACATAACGCTTGCTCTCCCGTGCTAATGCGTTTATCACTGACATGTAGTATATGATGACATGATCACCAAACTTTAAATCCATGGTTGTCATCCATGGCATACCCTTGTTCCCCTCTCCGCTATAACTCAGGTGTGAGGGTAAACCGTATATCTCCCCCGTCACTGTGGCATGTTTTTCTTTATCAAAGGATGTGTCGATGTATAACTCCAATCCGTTTTTCAGTTTTATGGATGTGTTCTCGGAATCGAGCTTTATCATCACATAGTTATTGAGCGTCTTTTTATAATCCATCATTTCTTGTTTTTAGCTTTTTCTGCTCTTTTGGCATAATCACGGTTATAGATACATATCAACTTGCCATCAACCTCCTCCCATCGTATAAAACCCTCTCTCTCTAATTTTTCAAACTTGGCTTTCATGGCACGTTTGTCTTTCCTGGTGCTTCTTTGCCATAAAGGTAGTTCATTGATATGTAGATTTATCCGTTGCCCGTGATATTCGACAACAATATATTCTTTCACTACATCTGTTGCTTTTAGCTTATACTGTTTCTCCGGTTCGGGTTTCGATAGCTTTCTCCCAGAGCCAGTATCGGCACCACTGTAAAAACTTTTTATTATCTTTTTCATGATGATGTCAAAATTATAAAAATTTTTCAAATAAGCATTTTCCCAAGATAGCCTGCGATATATCCAAGTGATTCAATCTCGTCTCCCAAATGACAAAATTTTCTTATTCTGTCTTCAATATGTCTTTTTTCATGGAAAAGAATGCACACTCTTTGCTTTTTTGATGTCATAATATTTAATAAAGTTTCATTGCTAAAAACCCTGATAAAAACCCAGCAGATTCTTTATCTTTTATTCCTGAATATTCGAGTAAAACATCCTCTACATGTCTTTTCTCATGTGCTAAAATCCTACGCCTGGCTTTACTTGATGATGACCTATATAAGATAACAACAGACCACTTCCTGTCTTTTAAACAAAAATGATCACCTCCATTATAACGATCATCCTTAATAATACTAATAGATCTATCAATTTCCCCTGGAGGTATCATCAGTTTTTTAAGATAAGGAAGTATTTTTTTAGCATCCTTAGAAGATTCCACTTCTAAAAAATAAACGGTCCAATCATACACATCAATCTTAATCTTTTTAATTATCATTTGTTATAATTTTAAATATACAAATGCAAAACCACCCCTAACACGTAGAGGTGGTCGCTACATTAAACAAGAAAAGCATTTGGCTATCGGCATTAGCCAACAACAAAGATAGATAATATTTATTTTCTTTTCTCATTTGTTTTCTATTTAGGTAATTCAATATTATCAAGGTATGGATGTTCTTCTTTCCTAATTTTCATTTAAAAAAATCTTCTTAAATCCTTTACTTTACTTTACTATACTTTACTTTGTGTACTTTCACCGTCCATAACCTTATTTATTCCGTCCATAACTCCGTTTTTACCATCTATAATACCATTTTGATTATATTTCTCCCTACATTTAATATTTAGTCGTTCACATAGGCTGGTGAAACTTAAACACATTCTATTCCTTTTTCTATAGGCATCTTTTATGCCTTTTATAAAATTAAGAGACCAAATAATTTTATTCTCCCATAATTCGAGATGAATGGCATCTAAATCTGCAAGGGCATTATAAATTTCTTGTAACTCAATTTCAGGCATCCGTAAGCATGCTGAGAGATATTGCCAGTCTTCTTTCTTCCTGCAGTCAATGTAATGATTTTCACTTTTGCCTAAAAGCTCTAGGGTTTTAAACCATACATAATAGCCTTTAATTGGAAATTTATTTTCCAGTATAAACAATGTTTTTCCGTGTTCACATTGATGAGGAAAATAATCTACTACGTTTTTATCTGGTCTTGCCATAACGTCACAGTGTAAAGGGTGAAACACATCCCCATAGCTGTGACAGTAAATTCAGGAGAATAAACCCTATGGGGTGTGTTTCATTTATATTTTAAGGAAATTCTTCATATCAACGTCACAGTGTTATGATGCAAATATATAATCTATTTTTTAATTACAAAAAAATGATCCCCGGCAAAATAAACCTAACTCAAAGTGTATGAAAAAACTAACCAATTAAAAATTACTAACCTAATCAATGAAAGAATGTCCGGGGATCAAATTATTATTCAAAGATACACATTATTTTAAATCTTGTTATCCCTGCAAAAATACTAATAGGTAGGGGAGTGCCAGTATATTGTTAAAATACAATCCGTGATTTCAAGACTTTCTTTCTCCGTAATAGTTTCATAACTACTTCTATAACCTAATTCTTTAAAGTAGGTATAAATAGCTAAAGAATAGTCTTCAGTTTCTTTGTGTACTGAAAGTTTAATATATGATTTACCCTGCTTACATGCCTCATCTATTAATTTTTCAATTTCTTTTATGCGGTCATTGTGTACCACATATGTTTTTTCTCTTGCTTCTGTTGCTTCCATGATTTTTATTTTTAAATTTTATTATCCCTGCAAAATTTATCAAGCCTGTTAAAAAGAGGTTTGTTCTGATAAAAAAGCGTCATCCGTACTTTTGCCATCATGCCCTGGTCTTGCTTCACGGTGCCCCAGAGGTGTGTGTAACGGGGTTTTGTTATATCCAATCCTTTATTTATCTCCATAGCATCCTTAGCCATCACCTCCACCTTTCTTCTTAATTGGTATTTTTTGATAAGTGATGCCAGAAAATATTGCTCATGGAATAAGTTTTGGTGTATGAGCATGTTATGAAACTTTTTAAAGAAGAAAACCTGATTCTCCGGGGCAAAGATATATTTTTCACTACATGCTTTCCACTCCCTGAAGATACTAAGATCGTTTCCTCCACATATACCACAGTTATAAGCATAATCTGTCACGGGATTATCCACAACGGATTGTGGCTTAACCGGGGCAGCTTTAAAGCATGGTTTGAGCTGTCTGTAATATTTATATCCATCCAGCTTAAATGGCTCGTGTGATTGGAAGCATAGGTATGCGTTAAGGATTCTTTTCGGGAGAGGATGCCACATGAACACATCATTATCGACATGGACAAACGGCTCTTTCTGTTCGTTATAAGCTATCAGCTTACCGTAGGCCCAGAAGAAACGAGACACCTCTTTCATCCGGTCAAGGGCAGTAGAATAGCTTGTTACGGGAAGTCCCAGTTTCTTAAACATATCAACACCCCATGAAGTAGCAACAACCTGTACCTCGGTAAAGTGTCTTGAGGCACAGGCTGTTGCAAGGGCTGTGGTGAACAGAAAATCGCTATATTTTGTGAATCCACATTTATTGCCGAAGGATTCATCTGTGTTAAAGTATGAAAACACTGCTTTTCTTATCATAAGTAGAGGATGCTATCGTTCGTTGAACATATCCTCATTCACATATACCTTATTGGTGCAGTCCCATAGTCCTCCTATCACATCACCATAATAGGTGCCTGTTGTTCCGGTCTCCCCACTACAAAGGACTTCTTTCGCAGTCTCGAACCTCCAGTTCCATTCACATTCTGAGATGGTGCCTGTCTTGCAGTCCCACTGGTCGTGTCTCTGCTTCCCCTCTTTCAGAGGGTGGTTAGTAGGATCTGGTTTTTCGCTTACCCTACATTGAAGCGATACTCTCGTATCAACAAATATGTTTGCCATAATATTCTGTTTTTGAAATAGTTATACTCACTAATTACTCACTCACTTATTCAGTCTCGCCATCAGCCAAATCAACGGCTCCCGAAAGAGCGTGTTGTAGTAAAGCGAAGTTATCTTCACTCAGGTTGATGGTCTGTTCAAAGTTCTCGAAGTGTTGCATCACTTCTTTGTTCCCGCTTTTTTTAGTCACGCGGTACTTTATTTTAACATTTGCGATAACATTTGCCATGATAATTGATTTAAAGGGTTTTTACTCTGCCAGGGTTATGAATGATTTTACCACACCAAACATCCCTCCTGCATAATTAACATCGTTAACTATTGCACGGTAGTAATACTTCGTTGAGGCGGTTAGCCCCGATAAGGTAGCTGTTATTGGAAGTTCAAGCGCATCCGATACGGGATTTTGATCAGCCGTAGCCGACAAGTCAAGTTCTTTCGTGGTGCCATATTGAAATCCACATGTAGCAGCTATGATTGCGGTACTGGACTTGATATGTCCATTTACCACGGCACTAACATCAGCGATGGACGAAGCATCGTCCGTGACAGCTCGTGGCGGTGGTATGTCAGTGTCCACCACATAGCCGTGTTCCAATACTAGCTGTGCGTTGGTAAGACGTGTTTCGAGCTCATCTGGGGTGATCTCTATCTCCTGCACGTCTATGATGGTCTTTCTTTGCGCCCCCTCTCTCCCCGGACGCTGGTCAGCATCTCCCTTGTCTCTTAATAAAGTACTCAGGACATTTAACCGTGTTTTGACATTAACATCTTTTTTTGTTGGGTTAAATTTGACAATTATACAATGCCAAAGTTATGCTATTTTTTAATCAAAGACAAATTGTTCTATTGCTTTAAATATCTCTAGTGCGACTTGTGGAACAATGCTATTACCTAATCCCTTTAGCCGGTTTACTCTGTCTTTGATTCCTGTTGCGACTCTTGGGATGTCAGGTTCGTCCAACCAATTGGAAAACCTTGAAGCCACTCCACCCAATCGGGATTCAAACTGCCTGTCTGTTCCGTCGTCTTGTGTATTTCCCTTCCCAAAAGACTGTTTGATGGAACGTTCTGACAACTCTCTGCCGTTCCGTCTTTGTGG